GCACGACCAAAAAGAGCGTCAAGTAATTTTGCTGCTACTAAAGCATTAGGATCCGTACCTAATTCTGGTGTGTCTATTCCAAGTAATCTATAACGAATACCATTGAATTGAAAAGTATCTCCATCTATAACATAGGGACGTTCTTCTATAGTATCCCAACGAAGTTCAACAACTCTGTTTTGATCTTTATGTTTACCAGATAATGCTATTAGATATTCATGCTCCATATCCTGTAAAGGTCTAAATAATACAGTGTCTTTTGGCAAACTAAAAGGGAGACCTGTTTCATTGTCTCCTTCTCTTAATCTAAATAAAGCATTGACGTAAGGGTGTCTGGGTTTTAGGGAACTACCAGATTTACTTATATCTAAATTGACAAATGCTCTGGCTTCTCCTTCTCTTAATGCTTCATTAGTGTACTTAACCCCTCTGGAAAAATTGCTTGCATCCCATATAGATTTAGAACCAGTGAACGTACCGTATCGTGATCTTTGTGCCATTAGAACCATCCTCCAATCGCAGTAGGTAATTTAATAGAACCGCCTCGTGTATCTACGTACTCCTTTGGAACTAATGATAATAAATCTCTAAATGCGTTCATTAAACCATCGTTATACTGTGTAACATTTTTTTGATATAGTGTTCCAAATTCGTCTTCACGAGCTAATAGCTGTGCAACCACATAAGGTATAATAAATTGGTGATAAACTTTAGATGGTAGTAAGTTTAAGAAGTCTTCATTAACTTCAACCCACATCATAACCTCTTTTACTGTTTTTGTTTCTCCAAATGGGTTATAGGGATCAGACCCACCAACAAGATTTTTTACAAATCTATAACTATATAATTTTTGGTTATTGTTTAATTTATAAACTAATTTTGGGTCTGCTGTTTCAGGTAACTCATCCACTGGTATGACAGTTCTATTATACTTACTTGTTTCAAACTCCATTACAGAAGTGAAGTCTGGGTATGTCGAAACAAGGGTTGTGTTTAATTCAGCAATTGCTTTATCAAACTCCCACTTCATATCTTCCCAAGAGTATAATCCTTCATACATAAGTGAATTAACACGGGTGACTAATTGTTGTCTTGTATACATTAGTGCCTCCTAAAAGATAAAGACGGACTTTTACGCCCGTCTTTTATTAATTGACTTTTGCCACGTCTCCAGCATTGATTCCTAAGAATCTATCATTACCACGATTACGTTCCATGATTTCATCAATGTAGTTTATATAGCCCATAATAGGTCCATAAAACGCTTTGTGGATTGTGTGGTATTGTCCATCGACGGGAACCTTAACTACAGACGCATTTACGGAAGCAGTGATAAAAGGTCCAGTATATGGGATATAAATTTTACCAATGCGAATTCTCATATAATTTTTGTCTTTGGCAAGCCTCATATTGAATAATTCGCCTTGCTTCATTCTTCTGTTAATACGTTGGTTAAGGGTATCCATTAGATTTTGGTCTACTGGATTAGCTGCCATTTGGGAAACGCCAACTTTGCTAGCGCCCCCCTCAACAGCGGCTTTGATAACAGCCTCAAGTTGCTCCATTGTTATGGTAACTGTTTGACTATCGTTTTCTTTTTTAACTTGTTTTGTTTCTTTAACTTCTTTTTCTAATGCCATTTTTTTATTCTCCTTTTTGGAGTGTTAGACATTATGTTATTCAGTTAAGTCTTTAGGGTCGACAGTGTAGTCTCTCCACGCAAGGGATGCATCCACATCATCTGCATCTACACCACTATGTGTAGTACCCTTAGCCATCTTCACAACACCAGCTGTTAAGCCTGAAGTGAATAACGCATTAGTAGGTACAGAGTAAGTTGCCACAACAGCCTCTGGTCTTAATAGACCAAGCCCGAATGAGTTTACTTTAACACCAATAGATTGTCTTTGGTCTAATGGGTCATTAACACCCGCAGAACCAAGTCCCTTGATAATTACTTTTGCGTCACCTTGACCATCAATACCAATCTTAACTAAACCTTCAGCACCGTAAAGGATACCTTTATGAACAGGTAATTGAACCCAGTTCAATGCGTTTGCATCATCAACGTTCATTTGGTCTCCAGTAGCACCGCTAGCTACGATAGTGATTGGAGTAACTACCTTTTCACCATTATTGTAAGTAACTCTTTCAATAACGTTAGTAGCAACTAATGCTGGAATAGTCCATTTAACACGATCTTTAACAGCAGTACCGTCGGATAAATATTCGATAGTAGTTGTGTTAACAGTTCTGTTACCTGTTTCACTTATATTACGGTAGTATTCAGCACCATTAGCATCCAACGCTACAACACGTAAGTTGTAATTAGTACCATCGTAGTATTCACCAACGTGGTCTAATTCAGGTGTGTAGTGTTCATCTAGCATTGTTCTAATGAAGTTAATTCTAAATAATGGGAATGGTTTACCACTGTCAAATAAATCTCTGGTGGTTTGATTGATTTGCATATACTTGTCAATTAATGGGTCAGCTACCATATCATAAATATGTTCTGGTGAACAGATGTAGTTAAAGTAGTTTCCTTCAATTGGCTTAACAAGTAAGCGGTCAAATCTTAATGTTTGGTAACGTAAGTCTTCTAATTTGATAACATCACCTAAGTGAAGTTGCCCAACAGAAAGTGCATTACCAGCAAACATTTTTGATGGTGTAGAAAGTAATGTTTCTCTAGCATACTTTTCTTTGGTTCTGTTAATAACATCACCAAGTTCTTTAGTATAATGCCAGATAATTGGATCAATCTGATCAAAGTCAACACGGTCTGTAAACTCCATCCAACGACCAAATTGAGTCGCAGTGAATGTAATTTCTTCCATGCTGGTTTTGTCTGGTGCAGGTGGAATACCTTCAAGTAAAGGTGTAGTTACGGCTGTCAAGCCACCCCATCTACGTTTCTGTAACGCACGTGCGCCACGAGGTAAACTGTAAGACTCAGTATGTCTTAAATGAACATAATGTTCTTCTCCTAATTTTAGTGTGTCTAATAGTAACTGGTCATAGATTTTTTCTGGTGCAATATCATAACCAGCTTCGTTAATCATGTGAACTATACGGTTAACGTCTGTGATTGCCGATAAATTCATAGTTGAGAATCCTCCTAATTTTTATTGTTTATTTTTTATTAAATGAAGCTTCAATTTCTGCCAATAAGGCATTCATATCTGTCTTCTCTGGAGCGCCGCCAGCACCAGTGGTTCTTGGATTTTTTGGACCTTTATTAGCCCTCTCAATTTCAGCCATAACTTCAGCTCTAGTAGCTTTCTTAGTTTCCTCAATAATGGAATCCATATTGGTTAACTTATAAAGTGCATCAAATGGTATAGTTGTAGTTGTCAGATTAATACCTAATTCTTGTACTTTATCTGCAAAGTCTAACACTTGTTCGTTTGTAAGTTTTGTAGCATTTTGGAATGTCATCAAACGAGTGACGAAAGCATTCTTTTGTTTTTCAGCCTCGTAGGCTTGTTGCTGTTGTTTAAGCTGGTCTAGTTCTCTTTGTAACTCTGGACTGACTTTGTTCATTTCTGCTTTTTTCTTTACTTCTTCAGCATCTAAATGTTCTAGATACTCTTCATGTGAATCAAATCCATTAGCCTTTGCAATTCTATTTAGAGTCTCTTTTACGCTTTTAGCTTCAGCGTCTTTTTGTCTGATAGCTTCACGCATTTCTCTAATAGTCTTGTTCTCTGGCTTTGGATCATTTGGCTCTCCTGCTAGTGGTGGTGTACCTGTCCCCGCTGCTGGAGGTGTATCGGGGTTTGCTGCTGGTGGTGTTCCTGTAGGTTCCGCTGCTGGTGCAGGGTCTCCTGCTGGTTCGGCAGGCTTACCGCCTAGACCACCAAGTAAATCAGCTATTTCATTTTGTTCCATTCTGCTTTTTACTCCTTTTTCCTAAATTAGCGACGTTTAGGGGATAGATCTCGGACTTTAACGTTTTCGGCTAACGGACCACTAACTGTGTTCGATATAAGTATACAACAAAAAAAGGACCTTTGCAAGTCCTTTAATTATCTTTTTACAATATTGGTGTATTTAATTCACCTTGTTGTCTTTGATTTGCTGGTAAATCTGGGTTATCTCGTTTGAATTGTTTCTCTTCGACAATAATTTGAACAGCCTCTTCAGGTGTAACACCCTTCTCAATTAAATCAGCGAACGTCATTAAGTCAGCTACTAATTCTTCGGTGTCATTTTGTTGTGCATTGAGTCTCATACGTTGTAAGATTAAATCTTTTTGAGGGATGTTCTTCCACATCAACCACTCTTCTGGTGTGATAATCGGTGGATTGAACTGATACTGTCCTTGATAGTTCATCAACTCATCTGCGTTTTCAGCAATCTGCATAATGTTTTTAGGTAAGTGTGGACCAGCGTGCATCACTAACTCATAGTTTTGATTTTTCTTAGCCTCTCTAAGTTCCTTAAAGTTAATCTCTTTTGGTGCATCACCCGTTGGGGCACCAGTAATTCTATTCTTGGCGGTGACTTCATAGCTATCGGAAGATAGTTCTAAGTACATATCCAACACAAGTTTAGTGAGGTCTTCCACAAATACCTCAAGGTTTGTGATGCGTGTGTTATCTGACATAGAGATGATACGTTGTTGTTGCATATCCATGCCACCAGTGGTTTGAACAGAACCAGTATCTCTACCAGTATAACGTGGGTCAACCCCAGTCACTAACATGATAGAAGCCTCTAAACGCATCTTCAACATCTCCATTCTAGGTAATGGTTGTTGGTCAATATAGGCTACTACATCTCTTGGATTACCCTTAACTGGGAAAGCGATGTGTGGTTCATTACCATGCTTCGTAAATTCTCTATAGTTAATACCAGACTGTGCGTTAACTACCTTTGGTCTATTCTGTGTAAGGAATGATGAAGTAGCTTCAATAGAATCTAATAGGTTTAGTGTTACATAGTTTTGGATAATCTTAGTGAAGAAAGGAATACCATATGGGTCAGACTCTGGTGACTCATTGTATAAGACACGAACTGGGAAAGTAGATGGTTGGATACTTCGTTGATGGTAGATTACATGTTTCTTATTAATCAGTACAACCTTATCAATACCTTCGTCAGTCCTAATATAACATTCAATCACGACAACTGTACGACTGTATATGTTAATCTCTGCTTTATAATTTTCACTAGTTCCAGACATATCGTTTAGATTAAATTCCTTATCACCTTGTTTAGTTCGATCAATCAATTCTTGCATCGCTTCTTTGTAAAGACTCTCTGAAAGAACATCAAATACTGATTGTCTTCGAGCAATAAACATCGCACGACCTTCTTTGTAGTTCACAATAGATGGGTCTAAGTAAAGCTCTTTGTATGGGATTAGTTTAAACTCTGGTCTGGACTTTGTACTCTTGTATTCATTTTCGGCGTTAATAATACCTTCACTCCAACCTACTTGGATACCACCATAGTTTGCTAATAGTGCATTCTTACCGAGCTTAGGGTACATGATTTTAAGACCACCCTTATCAAAGGTGTCTTGTAGTAGAGAGTTCAACATCCTAACTGTTTCTTTTTCTTCTTCCGTCTTTGCTAAAACCTGTGCAACATAGTTAGCAGCATAGACTGAGTTGATAATGTTCGAAGTAGCATACTCTATGTAATTCGTATCAGGCGTGATTTGATACTTAGGTAGTTTTGAACGTACGGTGTTCCAGAATTCACCATCATAAAACTTACGTACTAAGTTAATCTTAGGTTCAATCGTTTTACGATAAGACTGGAAATATTCAAACAACTGAATAATTTCCTCTACTGTGAGGTCACTATCTTTTAATGATTTCTTCGCTTTATGTAAAGCACTGTTTTTATTCTTTTCTTCTTTCATGGATTAGTCCCCCAAGTCTTTATCTTTCTTACGTTTTGGTTTTCCTTCTTCTTCTTCAATAAGCTGTGTGGCAATTACATTACCAATGTCTTGAATAACCTCCGCCATACTCTTAACCTCTTCTTCCTTTTCTAAGTCATCTACTCCAGAACTTAGTATGGACTTTTCTTCATCAGTCAAAGGGCGAGTAAACGTTTCTCTTGTTATGTGTTCTTTCTTTTCTATCCTGATAGTACGAGTTGTCAATAAATGAACTATTGCCAACGCTGTCAGGCATATTAAAATTGTTATTATAATAGTCGTCATAATTATCTCCTAATGGATTAAATATTGGAGTTGATGGTAAATCATCAGTTTTTGCTCTGATAACATCTCCTCTTTCATTATACAATGTGAAGTTCCATTCTGCAAGGTCTGATGGTAATTCCATTACCGCAAATTCTAATGCGTTGACCCCGTGATTTCGAACATCCTGTGGTTTATCCGTATTTCTATTCGGTTTATCTAAATCTTTTTCTATAAATTTATGCTCCGTAATTTCTTTAATAACGTGAACACAATTGTCGAAAATCTTCAACTTACCATTCTCAAATAGATTATTTAGTTGGAATATTCTAGCGTCCATACTCATTTGAGCTGGTTCAAATATAATGTCTTCTTCTAAGAATAAATCCCCAACTGTTTTTAAGTCTCCGTCTCGACGCTTGTTGATTGAACGACCATCCATGACTGGTGTTGTGTAGTAAGCACCCGACGGTATATTTTTAAGTTTTACCTTATAAGCATCCGCCAATGCTTTAATAGATGAGTTGTTCATCACCAACTCGTCGTAAAGGTAAGCAATCTTTTCCTTTGGATCAATCGCTAAGAAAACAAAGTGCGTGTTATCCGAAACCCCATAGTCCATCGCAATTAGACGCTTCCAAGTTTTAGGAATTGGGAAACCTCTAATGATGTTTTTACGAGCTGACGGATAGACAAGACCTTCAGAGTAATCAAACGAACCCTTAAAGTATCGCTTGACCCACCACTCTGGTTTACCGACCGACTGTTCTTTTTCAAAGTCTGGTGGTAAGTGTGGGTTCTGGTCAGTTGGGATAATATAAGTTGCTTGGTATTTATCAATGTCTCGTTGGTATAAATATTCTTCGTAAGAATCACCAAAGAAGTGTACCGTACCCGACCTAAGTAATACTTCAGAACGTATCCACCCAGCATCAGGGTTTGTTTCTAATGTACCCCCACGCCAGTCAGCTGCGAGGATTGGTACTGTTCGTCCTTTGTAATCTTTTGTCCACATTAAGTTTCCGTCTTTGTCTTTCGCTTGTACTGTTGCTGCCATGTTTCTTGTTCTTGATTTAAACTGAACGTAAGCAGAGTGAGGAATAGACGAAGCCTCTAGGAAAGAAAAGTGGGAAAGGTTAATTGACTTGAACTTCTCTGGGTCGTCTGTAGAACGATAGTAGAACTTGTGGTCGTTAACTAAAGTAAATTCATTGGATTGTTTGGAATAATGTTTAATAAACTCTAATGGTAAGTCCTCTTCAAGGTCTTTCCTCATTGTAGAGTTGAGTTGTGGCATGGTATTAGCAACTAAAACCGTCGCACCTGTTGGGGTTATCATACCAGTCTTCTGTCTTTCCTTGTAGTCAGTTGAAGTTTTAGCGGAACCGTAGCCACCCGCTAGTAATTTATACCGAGTTGGATCCCTATGATACATCGCTTGGTGGGGTAACGGAATGTAGGTGTCAACAAAAGTTCTACAATGTTCCTTTGAGCAGCGCATCCAGAAACGGGAAAAGCCACCGTTGACAGCGATGGCTGGTCTCATTTTAGAAGCACAGCGTGGACAAAGTAATAAATCTTTATCGACGTATATCATACTAATCTTCCTTTTTGTTTAACAGTTCATCCAAGCGTTTGTGATCACTCTCAGTCATCGCTTTCGCAATTTGTCTAAGTTCCTCTTCAACTTTTGGAGTTAGGGTTGGGTGGAAGTCCTCAACTAATGCAGAGAACATCGCAACCGTTCCGTCCCTAAGTTGTTGTTTAACTCCGTCTCGATCTTCTGGCTTAACTTGTTCAACTGAACGATGCATTAATTGGAATAATCCAAATAAGATGTCTTCAATTACGTTCGTTACTGGTGCTTGAATAATGGTCTGAATAGAAAACTTATCGTCTGGGAAAGCTGCAATTAGTGTGAACCTAGTTGGTTCCTCTGGTAAATTAAATAGTTCCTTCATTGCTTTGGCTGGTTTATTCATTGTTTTCTCCTTTTGGTGCGTGTGGTTTTAAAGCTGCAAGTGCTGGGCTAAGGTCCTTGATATAAACCTTAGTAAGTTTATTATACTGGTTTGTTGCAGTAAAGTAAACACCCGTTTTATCTCTGAAAACTTTCTTACGATAGGCTGAGTTAATCTGCGGATGTGTCTTGGTGTAGATTAACATAGTTATCGTAGCTAATTTGTTTTGTTGGTCTGTTAGAAAATAAATCTTGTTGTCGTTCTCAAAGTGTGGAAAGTAAGTTTTTAATAGTTTGATGATGTTATCCATTGAGAATACCTCCTATACTTTTGATTTTATTTGTGATTTCTTCGTACTCTTCTG